ATAGCATGCCATAGTATAGCACGACCTGTAAGAGCGCTAAGACCAAAGATAATACAGTCTTCAACTTCTCCATGATGCTTTTTAAGATCATACAAATACTCTCTTCTTATTTGTGCATAAGTAGGTGGTATGTTTACATTTAAATATGCCATTAATAATCCTCATCTACGTACTCCTCCTCTTCGTCCACAATGTCTCCCCAACAATTTCCTTGTTCAAAATCAACTTTGTTGGGAACTTTAAGAGGAACACAGTTCTCCATAATCTCTTTTATTTTATCAGATTCCTCTTTAGTCTTAAAGGATATATTTAACTCATCATGTAATTGTATCATCGGTAATAAACCCTCCTTTCTTAATTCAACCATAGCTTTTTTTGTCATGTCAGCTGCACTTCCTTGAATTAATTTATTTAAAGCCTTGTATGTAAAAGCTCTTTTAATGTTCCGTGATCCGTGTTCTAATGATGCTTCTTCAAAAGTTTGTGGTTTGTGCATCCCAAACGTTGCCGGTTCCCACATATCAAATCTACATTTTCTACCTAAAATAGTTCTAATCCAACCTCTTTGTTGAGCCCTGTCCATTGTTTGATAGATTAATTGTTTTACAAAAGGCACACGTGCATGGTACGTATCTAAAAGATCTTTTGCTTTTTCTTCTGTTACACCTAATTGAGCCTGTAGTTTTGCTTTACCCATACCATAGAACAGACCAAGATTAATTGTCTTGGCCTGTGATCTAGGTATATCGGCTATGCCGGCCACCATTTTATGGAAATCTGCTTCTCCTTTATCGTAGGCATCTGCAATAGAAGCCACTCCAGTGGATCCTAGAGTGGCTAGAGCATAATGCACTACCAACCTAGGCTCTTGCTGAGAATAGTCAAAACAACCCCATCTATGACCTTCCTCGGGCATAAATATAGACCTAATACCCATACCTAGTTTAGTATAATTAGGTAATTGTTGTAGGTTAGGGTTTGAATAGGATAATCTACCTGTTATGGTGCCACCAAAGTCACCTCTTAACTGATGTATATCAGCATGTATTCTTCCTTTGTAAACATAATTTTTAATGGACTCTAGGAAAGTATTACGTAATTTATCTAATTCTCTTGCACTAGCAAGGGCTCTCAATATATTACTATTTTTATGTCCTCTGTGATTTTTTAAATAATTTTTTGTAAAAGATGGTTTCTTTGTTTTTTCTGTTCTATCAAAATCATCTATACCTAATCTGAGACAAATGCTTTCAATACTTTTTGCAGCCCAAACTTCAGGATAAATACCTGTCTCATCATGTATTGTTTTTATGTAATGATCATAAGATTTTTTTAATTGATACTCTAATTGGTCCACTTGTTTCTCACTTACTCGAACACCTTTTATCTTCATATCTAAAATACATGGAAGAACTTCTTGTTCTAATTCTACAATTGATTGTAAGTCTTGAAAGTTTATTTCTTTTTTAAGTTCTTGCCATAAAGCTAAAGTTATCTCAGCATCTTTTTCTGCATATTCACCAACGTACATCGCAGGCAACTTATACATTTCAGCTTTAGGATCTATACCCCATTCTTTTGCAGCTTCGTTCAAAGCAGTTTCATTTTTACCCATACCTGTGTAGTCATAAGATACAGAATTTAAATCATATCTAAATCTATTTTCATTTACAAGTGAGGCCATAATCATTGTATCAACGATTGTTCCGTGAACCGTGAGCCCTAGTCTATGAATCCAACACAAATCATATATTGCATTGTGAAATATTTTATCTGCTTTTGTTTTTAAAACATCTGCAAACCAACCAAGAACTTTTGCACGTTCTAAGTTTGGTCCAGATTCATGAGCTATCGGATAGTAACCAGCCCAGTTCTTTACTGCTACAGCTATACCAACAACATCACCTTCACCTCTCATTGAAGAAGAGCCTTTTGTTTTTAAATCAGGATCTTTTGTTTCCAAGTCAATTGCGATCTCATCATACTTTGATAAATCCGGAAAATCGTCTGGTAAAAACCACTCCGACTGTGGTGTAAATAAAGGTTTCTGTATCATTTTTTATCTTTCAACTTTTTAATTTCTAGATCACAATAGTGTTTAATCTTCTCTAGATCTTCTATCTTATTTTTATACAAATATCTACAAACATATTTTACAACATTACCTTGAAAGAATGAAAGATCATTCTTTGAAATAAATTCATATGGTTGTATAACAAAGTTTTTATAGTGTGATCCTCCAACTTGTTTGTCTTGAGGAAAAGCATCCTCAAATATATCTTTATTCGTCATCGTCGTTCTCCTTTTTATATTCTGGAAAGTTGTCTTCCCATATTTCTTTTTCTAACTTTAACAAAAATAAATGTAGATCATTCTCTGACATAATTTTGTAATAGAGGAAAAGGTTTTTTGTATTCACCCGGTAACTCGTAAAGATATAAATTATTTTTACATCTGGTAACACCAACGTAACAAACCCTTAACTCCTCATCTTCCTTTCTATCATCGCCTAACATGTAAGCATCTAATGAATAACCCCACTCAACACCTATCACAACTTTATCAGCCTCCATACCTTTTACTCCATGGATGCTTGAAACAATAATTTTGGTTTCTAATGTAGGATTTTTTTCCCAACATCTTTTTAGATAATCATTAAAATCTGCTCTGTCTTCAAATAATGCTTTTGGTTTTTTAGGACTTACAACTCTTGTAGTGTCAAACCAAAATATTTCGTGCCAAACTTTTTCTTTAGGACAATTTAAATAAAATCTTTTTTTTAATTCTTCGTAAGAAAAAAGCTCATCAGTATATAGTTCTTGAGGAGCCGTGTCTCTAGTTGTAATAGCAGTTTTTTTACTATCAGATATAAATTCTTTCTTTATTTCTTTTACCATTTTGATATAATCAATACCTTTTATTGAGCCACCTTCTTGTAAAGTATTCCAATTTTCTATTATCTGTCTGCATTTATCTGGAAAAGAACTTTTAAATTTACCTCTTTCATCTATGTTTTGTGATTTTTCTAAAAATATTAAACCCTTATCTTTTAAAAAATATGCGTATGAACGACAAAAGTTTTTAAATCTAGCACAAAAAATTACTTCAGAATCCGGTCCTATATCTTCTAATTCATTTAAACCATAAATATAATCTATGGAGCCTTCTTCGTTTGTTTCAATTCTTTTCTTACAAAAAAACTCGTTACCTAATCTAGTCTTTATTTGATCTCTAATTGAAATGGCAAAGTCATATATTTTACCAGGTAGTCTATGTGTTCTTTCTAAACGTGTAACGTTTTCTTTTCTACAAGGCCACTTTTGAAATATTTCAACGTTAGCTCCCTTCCAACCATAAATAGCTTGATCATCATCTCCAACTAAATACAAATCCCTGGTCCTCCTAGCTATTTTGGATATTACCTCCCATTCTAATTTTGATAGGTCTTGAGATTCATCAACTAAAACTATTTCATATTTTGGAAACTCAACTGTTGGGTATAATGCTTTTATTAGCATATCATCAAAGTCAATCATTCCGTTTTGACTTTTAAAATTTTTTAAACAATTGTAAAAATAAATTAATTGTTCAGTGTGAACGCTTTTGTATTTGTGGTTTTCACTTTCTCTAAACCAATTTAATATTTTATCTAATTCATCTTTGCCATATCTTTTGTTTTTATCATAACCATATTCATGTAAAGCTTTATTAATTATATCATAATAAACAAATAATCTTTTATCCTGTTCTTCAGACCATTGTGCTGCAATCTCATCTTCACTATCATATTTCTCATCATCTAACATTACCCACTTATCAGGATCTGTCATATACTTTTTCTTAAAAGATGCTTTAGAACTAGAATTAAAAATATCGTGTTTTCCTATTCTATCTAAACAAAATTTATGTATTGTTGTTATTGACTCTGATTGTTTTTCTGTGAGTAATTTATTATCTACCACTCTGTCTTGTAAAGTTTTAACTGTTGCTTTTGCAAAACCTATTAGTAAGGCTTGTTCAGGTTTTAAACCGTTTGCTAAATAGTCAGATAGTATTTTTAATATTTTAGTTGTCTTACCACAACCGGGTCCACCTAATATTTTATATCTTTGTTGGTATGGGTAAAATTTATCTATCATTAAAACGCACTTTCATTATTAGAAAAATCAGGGACATCTTGTTTAACTTCAGGTTCCTCTTCAAATTTTTCTTTGTTAACAACATAAACCCATCTCTTAACACCTTCTTTTATGTGAAACTTTTCTCTTGTTACCCCTGATATTTTTTTTAACATTTGATGTGTTAAATCTGCTGTAATGTTCCATTCATCTGATTTTAAATATTTAAAGAAGTCATTAAAAGTAAATCTAATAGAAGAGTCGTCTTCAAATGGTCTACCTATTAATATTTTTTTCTTGTCTTTACTTACTCTTGTATTGTAACAAAAGTTTTCTAAATTATTTTTTAATCTAAATGTTGGCAGACTTTCTTCTGGTGCATCTATCTCTGTCGCTTTTTCTTGTAGCCCTCTTAATTGCATATCCCAATTTTTTATTTTAGGAGGAGTCTTACCTGTTTGTTCTGTGGCAGCCTCTCTTGCTAAATCTTGTTTTACTAATTCTTTTGAGGATAATCTTACTTCTTCACCATTAAAACCAAGATACCAAATTTTTGGATTAGATGTTACATAAGACAGAGGACCTAATACTAACTCACTATTTAAAGTTCCACTAATACCAAATTTTCTTTTTATACATTCTTCTTTATTACAAAAACTTTTTAACCAATCTTGATCACATCTGTAAACATAATCTTTTTTATCTCTCGAACCAATAACATTGCTGACTTCACTAAAACTCATACCTTTACCAACAGGTTCAAAAAATTTTTTATTATATTCTAATGTTTTATCTTTCCATTCTTCAGGATATCTTTGTTTTACGTATCTTGTCATGTCTAGTAATACTTCGTTCCTTTGACTTTTAGGCACGCCAAAAGAAGCTAATGCTTGCATACAAGGAGGGCCATCTTTAAACCAGTCACCTGCTTCACCTTCGTCTATGTTGGATTTTAATTTTTTAAGCTGTGCGGGAGTTACTTTATTTCTTTCGTAGTGTTCAAAAAACTCTTCGATAGAGGCGGCACTGCCATCCTCCTTTATCATATAGCGAATGGTATCTTTAACATTGTGGTAAGGTAAATTTATCCAACTACCTGCAGATCCTTTTTCTAAATTTAAATATTTTTGTACAGGAAAAATTTTATCAGGTTTACAATCACCAAATATATTTTTAATGCTGTGTAGTTTTTCTCTTAATAATAAAGCAGGAACTGAGTCAGTTAAAAATATGTATATGTGTATACCACCACTTTTAGATTTAAAAGGTATGAATGGTGCGTTCAAACTTTTTATTTTTTTATATAATTCTTTTACATCTGGTTTGTACTCATCTAGATCTATAGCACCCCACATGCAAGTGCTGTCACTTCTTATTGGACATAAACCTAGACTGTCTGCTTGAATAGTTTTGTTTTTAGTTTTAACTTCAAATTTTGTGCCCTCTAAATGAGACTTCCACATTTCCTCTGTGTGTCCGTATGAAGATGTAAATGATGTGCCAGATTTTTTACCATCACCATTACTTTGATCAAGTACGTGGTAGCCAAATCTCTCCTCCAGACCTGTAAATATCTTTCTAAATTTTTCTATCATAAATTAAAAGTGGGCGTATCCACTCTCGCTTAGACGCCCACTACCTAGGATTCTAGTATGCTTGTTTTTGCTCGGTTTCTTCAGAGCCGTGTTTAGGTTGGATCTCACCCTTACCTACACTTGTTGCAAAGTTTTTAGCCATGTCATAGATTCCCTTATCTGTAACAGGACCAACTTTAGACACATCCCAACCAAACCATGTTCCTTTGTCATTAGACATCTGAACGGTTGATAGTTTATAAATGTGGCTATATGTAGGCGGAGTAAATAAACCATTTTTACCCTGCATTTTTAAACCCATCATCATTGAGTTCCACTTTCTACTTACTTTTAATTGAGTAGACTTCATAGAGATCAATGCTGTTTCTGGATTTTTACTTACGACAAGCACAAAGTGGTTGGCAGTATTGTCAAGATAATTACCATTTGGTAATCTATCTTTGTAGTCTTTACCTCTAGTCGTTTGACTAACGATATCACTATCTGCCTCGTGAATTGCTACAGGCGCACCACTACTAGTGCCTCTATCTTGCCATTCAATGTACTGTCTTTTGTAATGACACGGTACAACTTCAATTGAGTCATACAAATCATTTGTAACAGTGTTGATTATTTTGCCAGGTTCTGCGCCCTCGACATATTTACCATCACGCTTGTTTACTTCAGGTGATAGTTGACCCAAAATTTTTAAGAAAGGTAACGCAAGATCTTCCTGCGATATATTCTGAGCACCTTGTTGTGCATCAGCTTCAAATAAATTTGTTGCTAATGCTCCTTCTTTTTTTTCAGTTACTTGGTTCATGTTACTTGTTCCTTTTTATTGTTGTTTTATTCTCTGAGAATATCCCAAAGATTTCCGTTGGCATTTCTTTACCTGCCTCAATACGCTCACGGACTAGCGCTTTCAGAGTCATGGGTTCTACCTTCATCTTTTGTG